CCCCTGGATGGCAGCGGGATCGACCCCCCGCTCGAACGCCTCGATCTTCTGGATGAACGCTTTACGGACGATGTTGAGGTTGGACCGGAGCTCATCGTCTCCGCCAAGGCCAACGCCGTCGTAGACCATCCCCGCGAACTCCTTGAGCTCGTCATCGGTGACGACACCCTGGGACCAGGCGCGCCCCATCAGCTGCTGGATCGCCCGCAGTTCCTGGTGCGTCTTTCGGGCATCTTCGCCGAACCTGTGCGCGCCGACGGGGATGTCTGCAAGGGGGCTGCCCATCATGGGGGTGATCCCCGCGATGTCCTTGCCGTCGTTCGCAGCGAGGAAATCGTCGATGGCCGAGATCACCTGGGCAGACGGTGCCGACAGGGCGGCAAACCTCTCCCGCTGAGCGACGGTTCCCTGTGGTCCGCGCTCGCGCGCAGTGGCCTGCTCGGCCTGTCGCTCGCTTCGCTTGTCCGCTCGCGCGGCCCCTGCGATGCCTTCGGAGGACCGCATCTTCTCGCGCTCCATGCCGACGTCTGCGATGCGACCCGTCGCGTCATACTGAGCGTCGATCGCCTTCTTGCCCTGGTACTCGAGCAGGCGCGCCTGCGCTCCGGTCGGAGCGGAGCTGCGCATCACCATCGGGGTATTGGCCGCTCGCTGCTTGTTGAGCGCCAGCTGGAGCGCGTTGATCTCCTGATCCAAGCGTGTCACCACCTGCTGCTGAACGGCGTTCAGCGTGGTGATACCCGCACCTTGGAGCATGGCGTTGCCCTGGAGCTGGATCTGCTGCAGGCGGCCGAGCTTGTAGATGTCGTCCGCCTCGCGCTGGTTTGCCGATCGGGCAAGGATCCGCTGGTAGATCTCCTGCTCGGTGCCGACGTTGTCCCGCGCGTTGTTGGCCGACATCTGCCTGATCGAGGCGTTCTGGCGCTGGGCCTCGATGTCGCGGTCGATGAGGAAGTCGATGTGCGCGGTGGGGTTGGCGTCGCCGTGCGCACCCGAGAACGCGGCCCCGAGAACGGCGATGATCTTCATCCCGAAGCCCATGTTCTTGACGGCGCGCCTCGGGTCGATCTCGTTCTTGGAGAAGTCCCGAGCCGCTTCGGCTGCGAGCTGTTGCGCCTCTCGGATGCGGTCGATCTGTTCGTTCTCACGGCGCGCGGCCTCGACCTCGTTGGCTCGCGCTTCCATCAGCGTCGCCCGATGCTCCTGGGCGGTGTACTCGGCGATCTGGGCCGAGACCACCTGCTCGCGCAGCAGGGCCGTGTCGACGCCGGATTGGTCCTCCCGGCGTTGCATGTTGAGGCCGGTCTCGCGCTCGTTGTAGTCCTTGACCTCCCTGTAGAACGGGCGGGGGCCGGTGGAGGACCTGGGCGCCAGGGCTCCGTACGACGCCTGCGCGTCGGCTCCGGCTTGCTCCGCGGCTCGCATGTTCGCGATGGTCGGGTTGTCCATCGCTGCGAGGTTGGCGTCCATCCGCCGCTGCCGGAGTTCCTGCTCTGTGGCGGGCGGGGGGTGGTTCACCGCGAAGTCAGTGTTGGACCGGATGGACTCGTTCACGGAGCGCAGGTCCATGGGATCCGACGACAGGTCCTCGGATCCACCTGGGCCGCCTTCGTCGTAGTCCACGTACGCGGGGGCGGGGGGTGGTGCGATGGGGTTGCCCTCGGCGTCCATGTCCTCGAATCCTTCAAACGGGAGAGGCATCAGATCTTCCTCCCGTAGTCGCGGTAGGCTTGCTCGGCTCGGCTGTCGCGAAGGTATTCCTTGACCCGCTGTTCTTCCTTGAACGCCTTGTTGGCGGCCTCGAACGCGGCCTGCTCGCGAGCGAGGTTCTCCATGCTCATGCCCCGGTACTTCGCCGCAAACTCAAGGCTGTCCTGATCGGCCTGGACTTTGGTCATCTCCACGATCTGGCCGTCGATCTCTTCCTGCTCGCGGCGCCCGCGGAGATTCGCCTGGGAGGCCGCGTCGGCACGGCCAGCCCTTGAGGTAGCGCTGCCGCGGCCGTATCGGCGCTCAATCTTGCTCGACTGGCGCTCGATCTCGTTTGCTGAGACCGGGTCCCATGTCCTGCGGCCCGTCTCATCCACCGTTCCCGTGCGCTGCACTCTTGACCAGAACTTGTACTGCTCCGGGGTCATGGAGGCCTCTGCCTCCTGGTGTTCCATGTGAGCCCTCGCGTCGGGGTCGCGCTCGGAGGAGCTCCTTCTCAAGAAGACCCCGTCATCCTTGCCCCATTCATCCTTCGACGGGCCGTCGAACGTGTCGAACATGCTCTCCTTGGGCTTGTCAGCAACGAAGCTGAGCCCGGCCTTGTACCCTGCATCGTAGACGCCCTTCTTGGAGCGCTCGTCCGACAGCTCGTAGCCGTTGGACGCGTCCCGCATCGGCAGGTCCGACGGGTCCCCAAGGCCGCTGTAGCGGACGCCCTGGTCGTCCGCGAAGGGGTCCGAGCTTGGCACCCCGCGATCAGGCGGAGGCCTGAGCATCAGCTGACCAGGATCCCCGGCGAACGGGGACGCCGAGCCCATGGCTGACCTCGCGCGAACGTCCTCCGCCTGGCGCGCGTCCTGGGCCGCGAACTGCGACTCGTAATCGGCGAGCATCGAGTCGAGCTTGGAGAGTCGCTGCATCCGGGGGCTGACGTCCAGCCCGGCAGTGATCGGGGCCGGAGCCATGGGATCTTGGCCCCGCGGCGGCGGCGGTCCGGTCCGTCGAGGGGTGCCTGCAGCCTTGACGCCGGCCACCCTCGACCGGGCCATGTCGAGTTCCCGCTGTGCCCCGTCTAGCCCTTCCTTGGCGACCCCTGCACCTGCGGCGAGCTTGTCACCCCCGCTCATGTTCTTCGTTCGCTCGTCCGACAGCTCGTAGCCGCCGCCCATGCCGCCACCACCGGCACCACCGCCGGCATTGGACTCCATCGCGTCGAGCCTCCGCGACAGGTCAGAGACGCCAGCGAGGGACGCCATCGCGGCCCCGCCTACGTCTACCCGCTTGAGCCCATCGTCTCCGGTGCGGACCAGGGAGGGGCCGAGCTCGGTCTGCTCGAGCTGCCCTGCGCCAACGCCAAGCCGCTGCCCGGACGGGCCGTAGCCCGTCTTGTACTCGAAGCCGATGGGGTCGATCTCGCCGACCACCTGCGACGCGGACATCGGGCGGATGTTGTCCTTCGCCCGCTCGTCAGAGATCTTGCTTAGGCCTCCAAGCAGGCCACCCACCGCGCCGATACCCACGTTGGCCCAGCCCTGGCTGCGCTCCGTGTGGAACTTCTGCTCCGCGAGGTCCTGGGCTTGCTGCCCGAGGTGCCGGTCGAGATGGAGCTGGTTCGCCGTGTTGAGCGAATCCATCCCGAGCTGCTCGAACCCGAGCTGGTTTTGGACCATCCCCTGCGACTGCTGGGCGAGCAGCGCTTGGGCCTGCTGCTGCTCCTGGATCCGCGCGAGGCCGGCCTGGTTGTTCGTGTCGGCCTGGGTCGCGGCCCCCGTCGCCATGGCGCCCTGCTGCATGCCGGCCTAGTTGCCGCCGCGTCCCATCGCCGCGAGGGCGTACGTGTCCGACACGTTGCGCGCTGCTTGGGAGCGCATCTGCCCCTCTGCGAGCGAAGGACCAAGCCCCTGGGCTTGCCGCTCGAGGAACTGGAGGTTGTTCCGCTGCGCGTCCATCGCAGGGTCCCCTACCTTGCCCCCCAAGGCGCTGAGGCGGGGCTGGTGGGCAGCCGCGTCGAAGCCGAACTGATGCCCGCCGAAACCTTGAGGCTGCTTGAGAATATCCCAATTCTTCTTTGCCATTACGTGCCCCTTTGTGCGTCCGACGTGCGACGCGGTCCTTTTTGTGCGCCAAGCTCGAACACGAGCCCGACGATCGCAATGGTGTCGTTCGTGTTCGAGCCAGGCGGTTCGTAGATCCTCACCGTAAGCCCCGAGATCTGCTGGCGAGATAGGCGAAACGGCATGTATGCGGGTGCGGGGTTCTGCCAGGTGAACGTCTCACCTGCAGGGGAAAGCCCCTCGTAGGACCCGTCGTCGTCGTACTCGATGTCGACGAACATGGCCCCTGCGTACCGGCGCTCGGATTGGACGCCGACCTCCCACACGCGGTGCATCCCGGCGTAACCAGCCAGGTGCAGCCACGCGGTTCGGATGTCGATCGGGATCCCCACGTTGCCGCCCTGGTTCGAGTCGGTGAACGTGAGCGGCCCAAACAGGCTCCTCTCGACGTGAAGGCCGCCCTCGTGCAGTGCCACGTGTGCGATGTCGCTTGCGTAGCCGCGCCACGCGCACCCACTGACCAGGCGGTTGCGGCGAGGAATGACCGACGCCATCGGCATCACGGCCTCAGACCACATTCTGTGGAAGTAGTCGTAGATCAAGACCGTGGGCCGAGCGCTGGTGTGCGCCACCGTGTCTGTGAGGAGGGAGATGACGCTGTCCGCGGTGGCGTTGAACGAGAACCCCAGGGTCGTGACGTTCTCCACCCACGTCACGATAATGTTCGTTCCCGCCCCGTTGGATACTGACGCGATGACCCCGTGGAGCGGTTCTCCGACGCCGGTCTGACCAACGATGAGCGCCTGGATCTGCTGTCGTGCCGACGCGGTAGAGATGTTGGGTGGGCGCACGTAGATGAGTACGACGTCCACGTCGGTCCCGAGGACCTCGAACGTGAACGTGATCGTGCTGCCGCCGTTCGCGTTGAGCGCGAAGAACTCGTGCTCCACCGTGCGCGTGAAGCCCGGACGCCCGTTGCAGGTGAGCCTGACCTGGTGACGGTCCTCGAGTAGCGTCGCGTCGGAGATGTTCCCCGCGTCTCGGAGGAAGTCCTCGACAGACGCCCCTGCCGATACGAAGTCGAGCTGGAAGGACAAGTCCAGCAGATAGTAGCCCTTGTGGCTTTGGAAGAATACCCCCGGAGGGGCGAGCACGATGGACCGAGGCTCGATGCACCCGGTGCCCTCATGGCGGGGTGAGATGTTCAGCGACGCGCCTTGGCCGAGGTCGTTGTTGAACTCCCCTGAGATGGTGAAGATCCCGGCGCGGGTGAAGACGACCAGGATGTCGCCCATCCCGACCATCGCGGTGATCTCGTCGATGCCGTCCACCCTGAACGTGTTCGTGTCGCTGAACTCCGGCGCCTGGTAGAAGTCGGACCCGAAGTCCGGTCGAACCTCCTTCGAGTACCAGATCGTCGCGTTGTCCTCCCCTGTCGTCATGAGCACCCTGTTACGGTATCGCGCGATCACACTCATCGCAGGAACCGTCTGGGGTGGCATCGGAGTGATGCCGTACGACAGAGAGAACTGGTAAGGGCCGAGCCCTTGATAGATGAGCAGGGCGTCTTGTACCCCGTCATACACGTCGGTCCAGATCGACGTCGGGTCGTTGATCGTCGCGTTGATAGAGTTGAAAAAGGAGCCCTCTAGGTTCGCGCCGTACACCCTGTAAAATGAGCCGCCGATGGGCAGCTGACCGGGCGACGGTACGTTCGTCAGAGCGGACACCATGTTAAATACCGTGGTGCGGTACACCTCGACGGTGATAGGCTGGCCCGAAGAGTAGAACACCGATGGCCCCTTGAGCGACATCGTCATCGACCGAACCCGGTAGACGACGGCGAAACCCGCGTTGGCCTCGCTCACCGTGAACGTGTAGACCCGCGACGGGCCCGAGCGGTGGACCTGGTTCTGAGCGTCAGTCCATACGTACACCGCGTACATCTGGTAGACGCCCGCGTCGAGCCCGGCCTCCACAGGGACCAAGCTCCCGGGTGGAAGCGGGAGAAAAAGGTGCCTGAGAACCTCGGGGGCCCACGGGTAGCCGAGCTCGACAGTTTGGACCCCGTCGTAGCTAGACGGGCAACCTCCGGCGATGACGAGGGACCGCCCTGCCTCGACAGACTGGTGCATGGCTCGAGGGTACGGCGCGAGGAAATTCTCCGAGGGTTCTGGTACGCCCGCCTCGCGCGGGGCGGTCCAGGGGTCCTCCATGTAGAACTTGTAGTGGACGATAGCCGACCCCTCGGGCTTGAGTTCGGACCGGAACACGCCTGCTCCGAGCGAGGCATCGAGGGTGCGCACTGCCACAAACCGAGCCCACAGGACACACGGAATGGCGTAGGCCTTCCGGTCAGGGCCAGATGGACGAGGCGGGCACGGAGAAGGAAGGTGGTTGCGGCGCTTCTGCGGGATCATGAGACCCCAGGACTGCTGATCCCATGCTGGAGACCAAACCGACAGCCGTCCGTCTGCGATCCCGACGGATGATGCGGTAGCGACGATCTGCGGGCGCAGTAGGGGCCCATCCACAGCGAGGTTCCAGTTCCTCTTCTGGAGGTTCAGGACGAACACCCTGGACTGGGCCCACCCGTCCAGCAGTCCGGCGTTATTGTAGGACGCCAGTACGTAAACGTCCTCGGTGCCGTTTTCGCCCATGATAGACGTACCGCTTCTCCATGACCACGGAGAAGACACCATGCACAGATTGGGTACCCAGTGTTCGTTGCCTACCAGGCTCACGTTGGACCCGTTGATCTCCCTGTAAGCCAAATAGTGGCAGTACCGGTCGGGGGTGTCGAAGGCAACGCTGCTCAGTCCCGCTTCGGCGACCACGGTCACGCGGTCGTTGTTGATGCCCGTGAGGCAATGCCCCACGTTGTAAAACCTGGCCAAGGGGAACGCGTCGAACGTCAGCACTGGCCCAGCCGCGCTCACTCCGTCTCCGACGTCCATGTGGCTCGAGTAGAGCCGGTAGTCTGTGACGTCCCGGTCGTTACCCTCGTAGGTGATGACGACGCATCCGTCGTTGACGGCGCGCTCGTAGGCGATGACGCCTAGGACTCCAGTCATCTCGATCGTAAGGTTAGTGATCCATTCGATGTCGAGCCAGCCCAGGCCTGAGTACCGGGACGTACTCACCGTGTCGGCCGCGACCGCCTTGCGCGTCACGACGTAGTCTCCGCTGGCCGACCCGATGACAGGCGACACGTCGTAGAGCAGGTCCGGGTGCAGTGACGACGTCCCCTGGCTGACCCAGGTCGTACTGCTGAAGCTCGCCATGTTCATCGTGGCGCGGCGGATCACGGCGTTCTGGACGGGCCCGGTCAAGATCAGAGGCGCTCCGTATTCGAGCCAGTGAACGATGAACTGGTCCCCGCTTGCGATGATCTTCGGGGAGTCCACCAGGCGGTCGCCCTCGAGGGGGATCCAGACCGTGTTCGTGAAGACAGTTACGCTGTCTCCGTTTTCCTGCTCGATCTTGCAAGTCGCCTCGATGATGGGCAGGGGCGACTTCGCAACGATATAGACCGTGCACCTGTAGACAACCCCGCGGTGCGTGAGGGTCGCTACGTCCGGCTGGTCATAGATCGCGGAGATCTGGCTGGTCATCCTGCCCCGTTGTTTTCCGTGTACGAAGACCCGGAGATGAACTCGACCTTGAGTGCCCCTCGGTTGCAGGGTCCACGGTATATGAGCGTGTCGTTCGAGGTCCGCACGACTCCGTCTGCGGAGATCAACCCCACGACGTGGTTGTGCGAGAACAGGACGAGCTCGCCTCGGAAGGTGGTGCAGCTGGTGAACACCAGGTCGTCGGGCAGGCTGCTCACGACCTGGGAGACGCCCACGAACTGGTAGCCGCGGCGCTTGTTCAGGATCCCCGTCTTGTCGAACTCCACGTTGCGTGCCCGCTGGAGCATGCCTGGACTGCGGACGATGGCCGCCTTCTTCTCGTCAAGGCCAGAGAACGGGATTTCGAGAGTCTGTGCTTCGAGCGGCATGGTTACCCCGTGATCACGTAGATCGATCCTACACCACCGGCTCCGCCGTTGCCGCCGTCGGAGTCGGAAGCTCCCGACCCCAGACCGGAACGGCCGTTTCCGCCGCCACCGCCGGCACCGCCGCCGGCACCACCATCTCCGCCTTGGCCGCCAAAACCGAAGAGGCCTGACCCGCCGATCTGGTTGCTGCCACCCCCACCGCCACCGCCACCGCCACCGCGAAGCATCGACCCAGAAGAGCTGGACACCCCGTTGGTCCCGTTGGCCCCGGCCGCCCCGGCTGCGGCGCCAGTGCCCGGAGTGATTTTATTTGTTGTTTTTTTGGTATTGGTGGTTGTTAGGATGTTTGTGGTGCTGTTGCAGCCACCCTGCCCGCCACCACCACCGCCGCGTAGGGATCCGCCGCCAAGCCCGGCCACGACCCCCGTAGAGGCGCGCCCAGCCCCGCCGCCGCCGCCAAACTCCGCGGAGATCCCCGAAGAGGCGGCGGACCGACCGGACTGACCCCCACACCCTCCTCCGACTGACACCAAGGGCGATGCCGAGTTCGGCGCACCACCAGCTCCGCCGATGTCCGCCGCCGTGCTGCCCTGCTCCCCTGCACCGCCGGAGCCGCCACCACCTCCACCGCGCTGGTTGACCGCCGCGTTGTTTCCCCAGCCGCCACCACCACCGCCGAAGGCCGTCACGAGGTACCCCAAGGTCCCGAACCTCGTGTTGCCTCCGTTGCTGCCCTGCGCCCCGTCGTTGCCGACTGCACCGTTGCTGCCGTCAGCACCCACCCCGCCTGCGCCTCCGGCGGCGACGGCCCAGGAGACGGACCCTGGCAGGTCGCCTGCTAGCAGCTCCGCGATCACACAGGCCCCGCCTCCGCCCGCGGCTCCACCCCACGCGGCCGCTTGCGCCGTCCCGCCTCCACCGCCTCCACCGCCTCCACCGCGGAGGATCACTTGCACGGGCGTGGTAGCGGTAGCCCATGCAGGCTTCGTCCACGTGCCTGCCCCGGAGGTGAGCTGCGACTGGACGTCAATGGGGGCCCCGTCGGCACCGTTCGTGCCGTTGGTCCCGTTGGTCCCGTTCGTGCCGTTCGTGCCGTTGGTCCCGTTGGTCCCGTTGGTCCCGTTCGTGCCGTTTGTGCCGTTTGTGCCGTCGGCCCCAGGCGGCCCGGGTCCGCCTGAGACCTGCTCGAGTTCGGAGGCGGTGGCGTTGATGGCGGTGAAGGTCGCCAGGAAGTCGCGGCGGAGTTCCTGGCGTAGCCGCTCGATCGCTGCGTCCCTCTGCGTCGAGGTCCTCGACGTGAATGTCCGCAGCGTGACCATGGCCTAGACGATGGTCGCGATGTTTGCTCCCACGCTCGTGGATGCGGTCAGCGCCATGACGATCCACGCATCGTTCGCTGCGCTGCGGCGGATGATCGCCGCCTCGCCTGCGCTGTTGAGCGTCAGGGTGCCGCCGGTCACCACGAGGGTGTACGCGCCACCCGACGATACGGCCACGCGCAGGTGGACGATCTGCCCCGGGTACGAGTTCGCGGTCGAGATGACGATGGTGCCGGCGGTCTGGTTGATGTTGACCTCCTGGACGGCGGAGGTCAGCGCGACTGCGGCGTTCGCCGCAGGCGAGAGGACCTGGTTCGCCTGACCGGCGCTGAGGAACCCGACGGTGTTGTCGATGCGGAAGACCTCCGCGAGCTCGACACCGAGGGCACTGCAGCGCAAGCCGATGACGGTCCCGTCCGCCTGGATGCGGATCTTCATCACCGGGAAACCGCCCGCGTTCATGATCTGGTACTCGTTGAGGACTCCGATGGATGCAGGCATGGCGATCTCCTATGGCGCGACCGCAGGGCGGCGGCTGGGAAGGGGGTTCATGTGGAAGTACACATCCAGGATGCCCTGGGTGAGCGTGTTGACGTTGCCGCCGGTGGTCGCGATCGTCGCGATGGGCGCGAACGCCGCGGCCCCGATGAACGCCCGCATCGCGGACTCGGTCGCCCCGGGGGTGCTGGCGTAGCCGGGGGTCGCGCTGGTGAAGACGTTCGTCGACGTCAGGTAGGATGACGTCGAGGCCGCGCGACCGAGGATGACCGTGGCGGCAGAGACGGCACCTCCCGAGAAGCGCTCAACGAGGTCAACGAAGAACTGGCCTGCGAAGATGTTCTGGGGCACGAAGTTCCCCCCGATGATGTTCGGGGACGCGCCCCTGTTCGCGCTGAACAGGGCGGCGATGTCCAGGACCTGGCTCCCCGCTGCCGCCGTGAGGTCGCGGAACGTGATGCGGCCGCGCCACAGCCACCCCATGTTCACGAGATAGCCGTTGTTGCTCAGTTGGGTCTGAGCCATGACGAATGGATTGCCCGTGACTGCTCCGGGCCGGACGATGTCAGGCATTTGCGCCTCCGGTGTTCATGGTCTGGGGTACCTTCTCCAGCCGAGCTGGGATCGTGTGTCGGTGATCCGCTTCGACCGTCCAGTTGACCGCCGCGCGTTTGCTTGGATGATGGCCTGGCGCGCGCGCTCCTGCTCGGAGCGGAACTGGCCGGATTCCTTCTGTTGGCGCTCGGCGATCTTCGCCGCAACGGTGGCCATCACGTAGATGTCCTCCCCATGCGTGCAGTCCAGAAGTGACGCGTCCAGCACCAGGCCTTGGGGGGACTGGACGTACCACAGCTGGTAGGTCGACGACCCGGGATCCGGCAAGATCCACAGGTTGTTCGCCCCCGCGAAAGGAGCTCCGATCCCAGCGAGCCCGCCTCCGATGACCCGGAACATGAGCTCGTCGTAGTTCCCGGGGCTGCCCTGGGACGAGAAGTCCAGCTCGAGCAGCGGGGGCGCCTCGATGACAGGGCTTACCTGCCCAGCGCTGATCACACGGTCGAGCCTGCGAACCTGCATGAAGTCTGCGGGTAGCGCGTAGCTGGGCGTCCCAGCTACCGTGTCGATCGTCGACCTCACGGCGTACGTGTCCGGGTCGATGCTGACCTTGACACGCCACAGCTCGCGCACAGCATCGTCGACCCACTGGTTCACCAGCGGGTCGGAGATGTTGCGATCGCCCACGGCGTCCGCGAGGTTGCGGCCTCCGGTCGCGAGCTGCAGTCGTGTCTGAGTCGTCGGCATGGCCTACAGGTTGTAGACGCTGATATCGCCCACGCCGTTGGCGGACGGGAAGCTGCACGCGAGCTGCATGTACCCGCCCAGGCGCGCCTCCATGGCGTTCTCCGTACCGTGGCGGACGAACTTGCTGTCGTCGTCTTCGTAGGTCATCCAGGCCATCCAGTCGCCCATGGACCACCAGATCCACGTGTCCTTCTGGAGCATGTACACGCGGTTGGCCGGGCAGTTGCGCGATGCCACGATGTCGATCTCGCCGACGTCGGTGACCAGCTTGATCGACCGGAACGAGAACTTCGCGACGTCGCCGTCCATCGACGCGCCCGCGACGCGGCTGTACTCGACCTTCGTCCCCATCACCTTGCGCAGGCGCGCGAAGGTCTGGTTGCTGACCAGGGCGATGTCCGGCTCCCCGCCGAAGTCAGCGATGTCGGCCGCGAGCGAGATCAGGAACTCCTCGAGGTTCGCGTCGATGCTCGCGTCTCCGACGCGGCGAACGCCGCCCATCCGGTCGTCGCGGTTGCGTACGACCGTGAAGAACGGAGCAGCGCCCGGGGCGGTCATCGGCAGCCACGCGTCCAAGCCGCGGATGTAGTTGTTGAATCCACCTCTGAGGAAGATGTGGTTGCCGGCCTGGAACTCGCCGACGGCGTTGCTGAAGGTGCCGTCCTCCGCCGTGATGGTGAGCGTCCCCCTCGAGATCGCGGAGATCGCGTCCTGGGTCGCACCGAGCACGCCCGTCAGGCCATCGCCCGTGGCCGGCACGATGGTCATGTTCTGGTCGAGCACCCACACGCTCGAGCGGTCCTGCAGGGTGATCGTGGCGCCTGCGTTCGACGCGATGCGGCCGAGCGCACCTCCGCCGTTGCCGTAGACGGCATGAGCCATGACCTTCTTAAAGGCGGTCATCGCCGACTTCGAGCGCGAGCTGACGAGGTCGTAGAACGCACCCGCGTCGTTCCGCGTGGCAGCAACCGCCTTGTGGTTCAGGGAGAACAGCGCGAACATGTCGTTCGTGGTGATCTGGAACGCATCCTCGACCATGTCCGCCTTGGTCGCCATGGCTGCGCCGAAGTCGGGGGACACGCCCGCGATGGGTGCGTAGGCGAACGGCAGCGGGGCGTACTTGCCCGCGAAGTCGGTCCGCTTGGGGAAGATGCCCAGCTCCGGGGCTTTCGACAGAACGAGGTCTTCGACGCTCGTTTTGTCAGTCATCTCCTTGAGGATGTCCTGGATGTTGTCGAGACTCGCGATGGATGCAGGCATGTGGAGTTCCTAGCGGCCGCGGTTGGCGCGTTGGATGAACGCCTCGCGGCGCTTGTGGAGGGGGATTGGGCCCCGCGGTTCGCCGCTCGAGGCGGCCATGTCGGGGGTGATCGTCTTGACGGGCTTTGCCGACGCTTTCGGCTTCTCCACTGGCTTCGCGCTTGCGGTGCCCACGTTGAGATTCTTGAGGAACCGCTCCGTGCGGACCGCGATCAGCTCGCGGTCGTACATCGGGCGGCGTCCGGCTGAGTGCTCCTCGGCCGCGAACTTTTCCCATTCACGGACCCCGATCTCCTCGCGGACGGACTCGGAGACGCTGGATGCTCGCGGGTACTTCGTCGCGTCTCCGAGTTCGGCGACGAACTCCCGCCGCTCGGCTGCGATGTCGGAGTCGATCTGTCGCTGCTGATCGCGCTGCTCCCAAGAGTTCAGGCGGTCCGTGACGCGACGCGTCTGCTCGAGGGCAACGGCAGCCTCGTTCTCGACCCGGACGCTTCCTGGGTTGAGGGCGTCCTGGGTGAGCTTCTCGAGCAGCTTCTTCGGGTCCTTGCCGCGACGGCGCAGCGCGGCGATGGGGTCGCGGTCGATCTCGTCGAACGGATCGTCGACGGGTCGTTCCTGGCGTGGGGGTGCCGACCTTCGTCGAGCAGCGTCTTCCTCGGCCAGCGAGCGGGCTTCGGCGTCGCGCCGTCGCTGCTCGAGCCGAGCGGTGATCTCCGCGATCTTCTTGTCTTCGACGTTTTCGTCGGCTTCGGCTGCGGGGGCTGCCTCGGCCTCGGGTGCCGGTGCCTCTGCTGGCGAGGCCTTCGCTGCCCGGTCGATGAACGCCGACCTCGAACCGGGGGAAGTAGCGGGAGCGGGAGCGGTGGGTTCGGCGTTGCTGGTGTCGGGTGCGGTTTCGGTGCTCATTGGACGAACCCTCCTGCTTGGATGGGTGAGGCCGGATCTTCCGGCATTGGCGTCGCAATACCAGGCTGCATGGGCATCGCAGACGGCGGAGGTTGTGCGGCGGCCATCTGGGCTGCTGCTTCCGCTGCTGCTTGCGCTGCTTCCTGTTTTAAGAGTGAGTCTGCGTGGCCGATGAGCCGGCGCAGGTGGAGTAGCTCGGCGTCTGTGGCGTGGTACCGCGCTTGCTGCAGCGCGTGTTCCTGCCACCCGTGGCGGACGAGGTAGGGCAGGTCGCACGCTCGCGTGGCGGCGGTGGCCCTGCCCTTGAGCGCCTGGCCCACAAGGTGGCGCGACAAGTCGCGGGCCGCGAACGCCAGGTCGTTCGAGCGATCCAGGTCAGGGAAGTCGTAGAGCTCGCGGAACTCCTCCGTCGAGATGACCTGCCCCTGGTGCAGTTCGGTCAGCTGCGTCAGCTTCCCCTGGGGGGTGAGCGCGAGCGCGGAGATCGGGTCCACCCGCACGACGCTCGGGTGCCCCGTCAAGCGCACGTCATCGTAGGCGAGCTCCTCGAGCATGTCGCCTGACGTGGCATAGGCCACGTTCCCGCGCTTCTTCTTCTTCGCCTTGTCGTCGTCGTCGTCAGCGTCGTCGTCGTCGTCAGCGTCGGGGTTCTCGGCGATGTCCTCGAGGACTTCCATGTGCAGGCGCGCGAGGGTGATGGTGAAGCGCTCGAAGGCCTTCGAGATCACCGCGTGCCGCTCCGACTCGATGTCGTGGTGGGTGATCAGCGCCTTGCCGCTGTTCAGGCCCGCGGGCTTCTCCGACTTCGCGGACATCGGCGACACGCCCTCGATCTCGTACATGGATTGCCGCTGGCGCTCCGTGTACATGATCATGTCGTTGCTCGCGGGCGACGGTTGCAGGACGATCGGCGGGGTCGGCCCGTTCACGATCACGAACTCTCCGACCTCGTTCGTGAAGGAGTCCTCCTGGATCGTGCTTCCGCCGTAGAGCACGATCTTGGTCCCGCTCAAGAGGCGCGCTCCGTCGGAGATCGCCTCCGTCAGCTGGTTCTGTTCTTCCTGCAGCCCTGCTAGCCGCTCGGGGATGCCGCGTCCGAAGAACTGCTCGGGGTCCTTCGAGTAGTGGAAGAAGGCGAACGGGAAATGGTCCTTGTCGTACTCCTCATCGAGGAGCGTCGCGCCGTCGACGACGATGACGTGGCGTCCCGCTGAGTCTGGGCCGTCCGGCAGGCGCCACGCCTCGATGAGCGTCACGAGGTCGTCTTCGTCGTCGCTGGTGACCCCGGCGGTGGACAGGTGCTTGCGGTCGGTGTTGTCGAGGCGATCGATCTCCGACTCGCGGTCCGGATAGAGCTCGGTCAGCATGCCGCGGTCGACGGTCGCGAACTCGTACATCGTCCGCACGCACCTCGCCGCCTCCTCGCGGGGGTGGACCATCAGGTTCCCGCGCCACACCCGGTACCACTGCGGCTGCCCGTGGCGCTCGCACACCTTGATCACGCCCGTCCCGTAGATGGTCGCGTCGAGGGCGGCGTCCTCGCGGTGCTGGTTGGCGTCGACGCGCTCCCAGTCTCCGGCCAGGTACCGGGTCATCAGCTTCGCTCGCTGTGCCACCTCGAACGAGCCACCCACCGTCCACACCTGCGGCACCGGGAGGTCGCGGGCGATGCGGCTGAGCTGCGTTTCGCAGACCGATCGGATGACGTTGTAGCGCGCGCGGTGCCCGATGTTCCGAGGCCCCTTGAGGTCGACTCGCGTGGACTCGTCCAAGAACGCCGAGCGGTGCTGCGTGAGCCGGTCTCGGCACCCGTTGTCGAGCAGGCGCCTCGCGACGTCGATCACCTCCGCGTGGGGGTCACCCTTGATCGTCCACCAGCGGCGGTTCTTTGACGCCCCCTTCTTCACGTGGACCCCATGAGCGCGCGCCATGCGTCTGTGGTGTGGGAGGCATCCGAGCACCCGGCCGCCTCGACGAGCAGCGTCCCAAGGCCAAGGCGGCGCGCCTCGGCTGCGACAAACACGTAGTGCAGGACAGGGCGGTCGAAGACGACCCATCCGGCAAGCGCCAACGGGCTCGAGGCCATCGCGGCGACCAGTACGGTCGACTTATCCACAAGCTCGTTTACGAGCATCCCATGCGCGCGAGCCAGGAGGCGCTGCTGCACGAACGCTGCACCCACCTGCACCATCCGCTCCGGGTTCGACCGGCGCAAGGAGCGCGACCAGGTTGCCTGGATCCACCGGACCTCCGAAGCCAACGGGGCCCGGAGGACCACGGGTAGGCCTCCCGCCGTGAAGAGCCCGTCGTCGAGCTGTTCTGCGGCGCTCAACCGGGAGCCTTTTTCGGCGCCTTCGCTCGGCTGAGCGCCTCTGCGCGGTCCTCGGTGCGCTCGGTGACCAAGGCGTCGATTTTGGCCTCGAGCAGATCGATCCGGCGTGCCTGCGCTTCGACACGGAGGGCCAACGCCTCGGATGCACCGCTGCTGCTCACGCGCACAGGGTGAATCCACCATGGCGCATAACGCAAGGCCTTTTTTCAGTACCCGCGGTTACGCGCGCGCTTTTCCTCAAGAATCCGGGCCCTTACAGAGCGCTCGCGCACCGCCTTGAACCCCGCCGCGATGGCGCGCCAGCGGCTCTCGTCGTCCATCCAGCCTGAACTGTCAGCTTCCGCTGGCTCCCGCGTGTGTTGCCGGAGCTCGCGGTGGGCGTAGAGCCATGCGTCTGCGGCGTGGTCCGGTGGCCCCTCCTTCCACTTCTCGCGGTCGG